TGGCGTATAGTTCACGGGCACGTTGTCCACCTCGATGCAATACTTCTTGCCGAGCCAACGGATAGCGTCTGGGAAGCTGAGCCGTTCGTGCTTCATCAGGAAGTCAACGGGACCGCCGCCCTCGCCTCGCCGCATACACACGAAGCAGTGGTAGGTGTTGCCGCCCCGCTTCGCACTGACCGTCGATGGACGGACGATGAAGTTGCCGTCGTGCTTGTCGTCGTGGAATGGGCAGAGGCCTGTGAGGTTCACACCCGCCTTGCGGAGCGTCACGCCGCAGTCGCTCACCACGTCCTCAATCTTGGCCGCGTCCTGTACGCGCCGGATGATGTCGTCGGGTATCTTTGGCATAGCTGTTAAACTTGGTCTATGAAGTCCGGAAAGAATAACTACCTTCTTCGGAAAGAATAACTATGTTCTTGTCGAAGAATGACTACCTTCTTTCGGATGGTCGAAATACGAATATCTGTAAAACCAATAACGTGCGTGTGCGTGTGTGCGCGTCGCGCGCGTCGCCCGCATGCGTGGTTTCCCATTCCCATCCCTTTACTTAGTTAAGTAAAGGGTGGGGAATGGGGAAACGGGCTTTGCGGTGGGAATCACGTCATTACGTGGTGCCGTGTGTGTATTTGGCCGTCAGCGGGTCTTTTATCAGATACCCTGCCTCGATGCACTCACGGAATATCTCACTGATGCGTCGGTTGCTTGATACGCCCTGCTGCTTCAGGTAGTTGGAAAGGTCGGTGTATCGTTCAGGCTTGTCGCTCCAGGGATAGTCCTTGAAGGGGTCGCTGATGGGCTGGCTGTCGGTGTCGCCGTCGCTTACGATTTCGCTGATTGCCTCTGATGCCGTTTTCGCGGCTCTCACGGCCTTTTCTATCACTTCATCGGTCAGTTCGTCACCTCGCTGCGTATGAGCCGACAGGATGCCCGTGACGATGTAACTGACCTGCGAGAAGGTTGCTGTCTGTTTCTTCATGTGCTAAAAGTCTGATGATTCGTTATTACTTGGTGGGTCAAATGGCAGGTCTTCGGCCTGGTCGTTTGGCACTGGTTTCATGTCGGGGTTGAAGTGGTACTTAGGCCGCTGCTTGTCGCCCGACTTGTAGAGCATCTTCGTTTCGAGTCCGATGTCAATCAGTGTCGTGCGTCGTCGGTTGGAAGTCACGCCCTGCTGCGTCAGTCCCCTGTCGAGGTCTGAGCGGCTCATGCCAGATGATTCCCACGTCAGGCGAGAGAAACGCTCGTAGGCTTCCGTCTCTGCCTGCTGTCGCTTCACGTCGGCTGGATTGGTGACGGTTGCGCCGTTGTCCTCAATCTCCACGGGCTGTCCCCAACCTCCGGCATTGGTGACGTACTGAAATAACCAGTCGGCCACGTCCTTGCCACGCGCTTTGTTCTGCTTCACACGGAAATAGATGTCTGGCAAGTCTGGTCGCTGCTCGTTGGGCTTCAGGTCGCATTGCTTAATCTTGATAACGGTGAATATCTCACTCACCTTGCGCTGGGTGATACTTCCGAGCGTACCCACGAGCTTGTCAACCATCGGGTTCTCATGGAGCACCGCCCACAGCGAGGTGTCATAGTGCGTCGCCAGCATCATGCACTTGCGGATGATGGGCTGGCACTCTTTCTGGTCATTGTAGTCTTCAACAATGTCGAGCATACCGTCCAGGAAGATGTCGGTGGGTTGCGTCTGCCAGATAGCTTTCAGTATCTTTCGCCAGCGGTCTTTAGCCATTTCGGTGTCGCGCAGTCGGAGAATCTTCAGGTGCTCCTTAGCATCTTCCTTGCTGACTCCCGACATCGAGATGACACGGTTCTTAAATCCAATGGTGTCATCCTCGCCCTGCTCGGTATCGACGTAAAGAATGCGAGTTGGCAGTTCGTGGAAATCGTCAGAGCCATTCACCTTGTGGCCAACATTGCGGGCAATAGTCTTGCCGAACTGCCCGCCCAGCGTGGCCGCAATGAGTTGCGCCATGAGTCCCGTCTTGCCGTTTCCTGGCTTACCACTGATGATGTGTATCTCACCGACATCGGCAAATGGCACGCCGTCGCGCTCCATCGTGTAACGTGGCGGTCGGTATGGCTTGTCAAAGTCAAGGAAGTCGCCGCTGATGTCCACCGGCATCCAGTCGTCGCCCTTCAGGAAGTCGGGCTGTGGCGGTGCCGGCGGCTGCTCTCCCGGCAGTGGTATCTTGTTCTCTTCGTTCATAGTTCACTTGTCAAGTATGTCGCAATGTCTTGCGGCTTGTTTATCACTTAGCAGTATGGTACAACACCCTCAGCTTCTCCACCGTCTTCTCGCTGCTTCGCTGTCGCCTTCTGGCATTGATTTCGTCGCGGTGAGCATCGCGGTATTCCTTCTGCTGAGCTAATATCTTCTCGCGCTGCTCCAAATACCTTTCATGGTCGCGCATCTTGCGACCCCGAACAGGCGGTTTCGGCTTGCGCAATCCCTTCTTGATATAGTCCCGGTAATACTCCCGTCGTTGTGCCAAGATGCGCTCACGGTTGCGCTGGTAATAGTCGCGGTTTCGCTCCTGCGTGGTCATCGGGATAATTTGATATTGTTGATAAAATCACTGATGACCCACTTGCTACAGCAGTCGCTCTTGTCCACCACCTTACCCTTTGGCTTGCACTTCCGTCGCGGACCCTCGTAGTCGTACATATCATGCAAAGCACAACTGGCGCAGCACTTCTTGATGGTCACTCCGTTTTTGTTCTTTGTGAACTCAGGAATCACGTCAAAATTCTCTTTTGTCATAGTCTCTTTGTTTTACTTTGTCCGTTGTAAGGCGATTCTATCGCCGTCCGTCATCCCCATGCCTTGCGCTTCTGCCGCAAGTCTTCCCACACCCTGTTCGGCATCGCCTCTCTCGAAAGCGAAGGCCAGCCCGTAGGCTGGTCTTCCTTGTAGAAATCAGAATGGCAGGTCATCATTTCCATCGTTGTTTACTGGATTGCCGTTTTCATCTACTTTCGGTGGAAATGGGGCTTCCTGCTGGCCTTGGCTCTGCTGAGTGGGCTGTTGTCCCGCTGCCTGAGTGCTCGCCTGCTGTGCGGGCTGATTTGCGGGCTGTGGATTCTTCGACGCACTGGCTCCAATGAAGGTCACAGCGTCAAGTCGCGTTTCATTGAACCAACGGCCATTGTACTCATGGGCTTCTATATGAAACCGCACGCGCACCTCGTCATTGGGCTGCAGGTTGAACTGCTTGATCCTGTCTTCACCGAAGGCTCGCATCACGATATACGATGGGTTTGTCTGATTCGGAAACCAATAATAAGCCATCACATATTCCTGTGACATCCACGGATTTCCCGTTGTTTGGCTGACACCGCTTGCCGCTGGCATCACCACCGAGATTTTTCCTTCTAATTCCATATTTTTAATATATTGATGATTGAATTGTTTTGCGGCTCTCACTACGACTAATGCCTTCTTCCGTCTGGCGGTCAAAGACGGCCTTGCGGCTGTCGATGTCGCGCACTCTCGCCCGCGTCATGTGGCGGTCGAACTTGTCATCCTCTACCAACTTGCGCTGGCGGGATGCTGTGATTGATTCTTGATGTGTCATAATAATGAATAAAAAAACTTTGCTTGACTGTACCAGACTTTGCTTGACACTGCTTCACATCGAATGGATATAACTTTGCTTCGCTCGACTTCACTCATCTGGACTCATCAGGGCTAAGCTATACATTACTATACTTTGCTAAGCGTTGCTTTACTTTACTAAGTTGGGATATAACTTAGCTGCACTATGCTTTACTCCGCTCCGCTTTGCTGGGCTATACTTAACTTGGGTGATATATAACTATGCTGTGCTGTGCTTCGCTCAGCTATACTTGACTCATCCTTACAGGGCTCGGCTCGACTGTGCTCTGCCTAACTTCACTATACTTAGCCAGATTTGGATATAACTTTGCTCAGCTCCACTTCACCAGACTTCGCCCAACTCTACTTCGCTAAACAAAACTCATCTACGCTTTACTCTGCAATTCTGGGCTCGGCTTAACTAAGTTTGGATGTTACTTTGCTGTACTGAACTCTACCATGCAACTCTGCGCTAATCTATACTATTTCGATTTTAATTCTTCAATTTTGTATCTTCCGTAGCACTGCCGATACGTTCCGATGCCGTATCTCAGTCCGGCATTCGTCATTGCCAGCCACACCTCACTCTTGTTCAGCTGCGTCTCATCGAAGTGCAGCTCACCTTCCAGACTCCACTCGGGGATGATCATGCGGGCCGTCACAATCTTCGACTTCATAATACCCACAGGTCTGATGTCCACATACTTCTCGGCGTGGTCATTCCAAAGCTCTTCAGGCGTGCAACCGTTGTCCTCAAACTTCAGTATTCCATCATTGAACACGAACACGCTGCGCTGGAACTTTGCGCCCAGCTTGTTCTCCTTGGCTCCTGCCTCGAACGACTTAGCAATCATGTTTGCCGGAAGGAAATACTGTCCGCGATTGTTCCAATAGCACGACGCCAGAAACTTCAGATGGAAGATTTCGTTCTGGTCATCGTCAGTCTTCTTGCGCTTCGATGTCAACTCGGCAATAGCCTTGGTGAACTCATTCATCGGATTAACCGTCTGCGGGTTGTTGAGCATGAGGGGACATGTCCCTGTCATGCGGAATTTAATACTCTTCATAGTTCTTGATATTAAAAAAAACATTACTCACATTGTCACGACAGGCTTCCAGCCAGCCCACACATAAGAATTAGCACCAACGGTGCTACAAACATATACACCCACCAAGGGAAATCGAACGATTTGTCTTCGTTCGTTAAAATGTCAATCAGTTCTTTCATAATTGTCTTTGTTTTAGTTATTACTGTGCCTTGCGGTTTCCCCGCAAGGATTCAATTTGTTGCCGTAGCCGGACTCGAACCGGCACCGTCAGTCTGAAGGCCTTCTGGCTGAATGTGCCACCATTACACTACACGGCAATAAAAGCCCGCACGATTGCTCATGCGGGCACGTTCTATATTATTTCTAAGAACATTCACATAATCTTGATACCTTCATCTTTCGCAACTTCCTGACTGCTGGTTTTGATTTTAATCGCACTGCCCAGCCCCTCTCTACTCAGCGTTCACGACGCTAACGGAACTCCTTTGGCGCGGTTAGGGACTCTTTCACCCCTGAGCTTTCACCCGACCCACGTGCATCACTGCACCAGGCTTTCCCGCCCGGCTACACCTTTCGGTGCATTGCCTCTCGTCCGACTTTGTATTATTTGCGGAGCCGTTTGGCATCTTTGCAGCCTCCCGACCTTGATGGCCCTCTTGCGGGTTCCCCGTGTCGTTTCTGAGTTTCCAGAGATTCATGTCTCTGTTGCTTTGATTAGGCATCTTGCCTATGTTTGTGGAAGGAGCGGGATTCGAACCCGCGATGTCCTACGCTCTTTCGCCGCCTATCCGAGGCAATTTAATTCCATTTCAGCGGCTTATCCCAATACCGAGGCTTGCGCCCCGCTTGCCTTCGACCACTCAGCCATCCTTCCGTCTCTTGTTCCTGTGCCTTGCGCTTCTCCGCAAGGTCTCGCTACCTCAGCAGCTTCATGTCGTCATACACCCCATTGCGAATGTTCATTGCTATCTCATGCTGTGGATATGCCCACCGCGTTCCTCTCGTCTCGCCGTTCAGATGTGTCACCTTCACCCGCTTCCGTGGCAGTATGTCGCCATACTTCTCCACCCAGTCCTTGCTGAACATCTGGAACTGCTTGCACAACTCATCAGCCGTAATCCATCTCTCGCCGACAGCCATCATTGCCGCCGTCACCGCCTTCTGTACCTCGGCTGCTATCTCCTCTCTCAGCTTCCTGTCCATAGTTCAGTCCCTTTCCAACATTGGAATAACACCTTGTTTCTTCAGTTCCTCATACAGGAACTTGCGGCCAGCTTGCGTCCATTCGGTGTGAAGCACTACATCAGGGCGACCATCAGCGCGTGTGATGTCGATGGAACGACTCGACACGTAGCCGCAATCCTTGTATTTGGCATAGAGAATCCACTGACCGTTGATGCTGTACTGGATGCCCATGTCGGCCAGCTTCTTGTTCAGAGCCTTGCCGCTCATACCGTAGTCCTGGGCAATCTGACTGATGGTGAGCAGAGCCTTCGAGCGCATAATCAGGTCGAGGTAGTTCTTGTCGTGCTTTAGTTCCTGGTTTTCAGCGGCGAGTTGGATATTCTCTTCTTCCAGTTTCTTGTTCTCGATGGCCAGCACCTTCTTCTCCTTGTATTCCTTCGCCCATGCCATTGCAGCCTCGGCAGGATCGGTGAAGTCGGGTAACTGGAGCATATTGGCACGCTGCTTCTGCTCTAACTCTTCCCAACGGAGCACCAACTTGGCACGTGCTTCGTCGTTGAACTTGGTGGCAACGTAGAGGCATTCGGTCTTGGTCAGTTCAAAACAAGGTCTCATCTCGCCTTTTGCATCTTTGTATTCAACGCGGGAAAAATTTCCCCCGTTGACTTTCTCCCATGCTGGTTCCATCGCACGGATGGCTTTCAGCACGTCATTGTGTGGCTTACCTGTCAGTTTGGCAATCTCCAAACTGCTCATCGTCTGCTTACTCTCTCCGAATTGAATCAAATCGTTGCTCATAGTTCCTTTTATTAGATATTACTTAATTCTCGTCACACCAATCACGCAATTCTCGTAATCGTCACCCCACAGCGTCCTGTCTCTGGGTCAGGGTCGCCGATGACCGCACTGAACTCGCGCTGGTCCTTAGTACCCATTGTCGCCTTCTTCATCGAATTGGCATAACTCTGGGCACTGCGAGCCTTCCCCCATGATGGCAATGTGAACACCTTCTGGTCGCCCACGTTGAACTTCATCAAGTCTTCTTTTGTTACCTTGTCCTTAACCATAATTTTCTAAATTATCTTAAAACTTTGCTTGCTTTCGGACAACGAGCACAATATTTTTGTATATTTGCAACCCATACACTCGCCAAAGTGTCTTGCAAAGTGCCGTGTGCGCTTTTGCTGAAAAGACGGCTAAACGTCTGACGGCTATTCTTGTGCCCGTTGCCCTACTTGCTTGCTTTCGGGTGCAAATATACAAACTAAAAATGAAACACGGTTTAATTCCGTTTATCTTTTAAGTATTTTTAAGAAACATGGTTTAATTATGGCGGAAAAAGAAGGTTTGCACCAACGATTGAAACAGGCAATCGTCTGGCTGAAGCAAAACAAAAACATGCTCCAGCTCGACATTGCCGAGAAGATGGGCATGACCACCGTCGGCCTCTCTCGTGGTCTTGCCCGATGCAAAGAAAAGAATGATGAAGATTTTGTCATCAAGTTCCACCAGGCCACCGACGAAGTATTCAACCTTGACTGGCTCCTTTATGGCACTGGCGAGAAATTCACGGCAGACATCAATAAGTCTGAATCGCAACCTTCCACCCATGTTTCTTCGCCCATTGACCCATCCAGCATCTTGAACGCTGCCCTTGCCGCACAAATGCAAACCATCGAGTCGCTGAAGTCCGAGAAAGCCACCCTTCTCGAAGTACATGCCCGCGAGCTAAAAGCCAAAGACGACCTCATTCAGTCTCTCCGTGACCAACTCGCGGCCAAGGATCAACTCATCACCGACAAAGACGCACTCATCCGCGCCCGTGACTCCCGCATCCTCGAACTGGAACGCCGCATTGCTCAACTCAATACCGACGACCTCTCCAATTACCATTTCCCTATCGGTGCAGCCGATGAACGGACCAATCCATAAAATAAAAATGTATAAAATGATTGCAAATGTTTTACACCAAGTGCTTGTAAAACGCACAAAACCCCCATAAACAAATGATAATTCCAACCTCTTGCCCAATCCCGCCGGAATCACTTAAAATGCAAGAGGATGACGCAAGATATGGCGGCATCCTCTTTGTTTATCGGGGTTTTAGGCTGCTGGAGGGCGGTTTTGGGATTTCGGGATATTTTCGGATATTTTCGGATTTTCCACCCAAATGTTTTACACATGTTTTACAGTTTTACGGATGTTTTACACTTGATGAACAAAAAGTGAGGCTGGAGGACTGAAAATGGCGGATAAATGAATAATTAACAACTAATAACATTTAAACCAAGAAAAAAGTATGTTTTCGACAAGAATAGTATTTGACCGTCGGAAGGTGGCGGCAGAAGATAAAAATCAAGAAGGAACGCTCGAAGTCAGGGTGACGGTTGACAGGAAGTCGTACTATATAAATACTGGTATGCGTGTACGTGCGAAACACTGGGCTGGGGCGATTGTGGCACGGCCTGACGCGGATGCGCTGAACAATCGGCTGGGCATTATCGTGCGAAGAGTGAATGAGGAAATAAACAAGTTCATCGAGGAACGCAGGCCGATTGACGTAGCGATTGTCAGGGAACGGTGCTTCGAGGGTACGAAGGAGCCGGTGCGCACTGAGACAATGTTGGAGTGGATGGCGCGGGAGATTCCGCTGCTGAATATGTCGGAGGGGACGCGGCGACACTACCAGCTGCTGTATGACAGGCTGGCGCAGTTCGGGAAGATGACGCGGTGGTGCGACTTGACTGTTGAGCGGATATATGAGTGGGACACTTGGCTTCATGCGCTGCCAGTCAGACAGCGGACGGCTGACAAGCAGGCGGGCAAGGTGGCTGAACGGTTGAGCGACGCGGCGGTGTATAATTACCATAAGTACATGAAGTATATGATTGGCCGTGCTATGCGGGTGGGACGGATAGAGCGCAACCCTTACGACAAGATAGGCACGGGAGAGTTTAAGACGGGCAAGCGGGAGAACCTGGAGTATCTGACGGATGAGGAGATGCAGGCAATAGTGAGCCTGCGGCCTATGGCTGGCAGTCCGATGTGCGTGGCTCGGGACTTGTTCGTGTTTCAGCTTTACACGGGGATGAGTTATTCGGACACGCAGCGGTTCGACATTCGGCAATATAAGAAGGTGGATGGTGTGTGGACATCAAACCAGGAAAGAGTGAAGACGGGCGTGGCTTACGTGTCGGTATTGTTGCCGCCGGTGGTGGAGGTACTGGAACGGTACGGTATGCAGGCACCGAAGATTGGCAATGCTGACTACAACCATGCGCTGAAAGCTATCCAGATGGCAACGGGAATCACGACGCGGTTGCACAGTCATTTGGCTCGGCACTCGTTTGCGACTTGGATGCTGCGTAACGGGGTGGCGATGGAATCATTGGCGAAGATGATGGGGCATACCACGACGCGGGAGACGCAGAAATATGCGAAGGTGACGGCACAGATGGTGCATGAGGACTTCGGGAGGGTGGCACGGCTGTTTGATAATGACAATAAGCCGCAATAAAATTGCGGGGCAATAAACAAAGTGACATGAAAAAAGAAATAGAGCCGCAATACTATTGCGGCATACGGAACATTAAAAGAAATAGAAAATGAAAAAACACAAAAGATTAGCGATTGTTAATGGGGGGATGAAATTATACGCCCTCGCGGTGGTGGCTGTGGCCATGCTGACTGCTTGCACGAATGACGGGGCGGGCGAAGTGACGAATGATGAAACGGCGGAGGTGCGGATGACCTTCGCGCCGTATGAGGTGGAGCCAATGACGCGGGCGGCTGTAGCTGACTATGCGACACGGCTGGATGTTTGGCTCTATGAGGGTGGTACGGAGGTACAGGCGGTGCATCAGCAGAGCACGGACGAGGGCTTTGCCTCGCTGTCGGTGCGGCTGGATAAGAACAAGACTTACACGGTGTATGCCTGTGCGCACAAGGCTGCTGGTGCGGCTACACTGAGCGATGGCGTGGTGTCTTGGCCGGATGATAAGGTGACACATTCGTTCTTCTACTCGCAGACGTTCAGCCCTGCTACGACTACGACGCTGAGCTGTCTGATGGAGCGCATTGTGGGGAACTTTCGGTTGGAGATTACGGACGCGGTTCCTGCTGATGTTGTGCGGATGACGGTTGATATGGGCGTATCACCTACGAGGTGGGATGTCGGCTGGTTTGGTGTGAATGCTGTCAGTCGGGTGTCGTCGTTTACTCCTGCTGTCGGTTCGTCGCCTGCGCTGTCGGTGTTCCTGTTGGCTGGCAGTGAGGAAGAAAAGCGAGACATTACGGTGACGGCTTATGATGGCGAAGATGCGGTGGTGCAGCAGCGGGTGTTCGAGGACGTGCCGATTATGGCTGGGTATCGGTCGACGTATCGCGGAGCGTTCTTTACAAGCGGGGTGGTTACAATGACATTTACGACGAATGACTGGATGGACTATGAGACGGTGGAGTTTTAGGTTTTGCGGCATAAAATGCCGCGCAATGGACAAAGTGGTGGCGGTTGTATTGGGGGCTGCGGTGATGGCTGGGTGCGAGAAACCGATATTGCCAGACGGAGAATCGTCTGGCACGACGGCTGTGGCTGTGACGCTGGAGTTTACTACGAAGAATACGGACTACCCAACGCGGGCGGTTTCTGGGATGGCGGCTTATGCGTCGAAACTGAATGTGCAACTGTTCGATGAGGACGGGCAGAAGGTGTTTTCTTCTGTCAGGACACAGACGAAGGATGATGACGGGTTTGGCACGATGGCCGTTGAGTTGGCTGATGGTGTCTATACCGTTGTGGCTGTGGCTCATTCGTCGGCGCGGTCGGCCACTATCAAGTCGCCGGAGGTGGTGCAGTTCACGGCTCAGGACGGCGAGAAGCTGACGGATACGTTCTGCCATGTGAGTACGGTGGAGGTGTCTGGCGACAGCCATTCTTTCACGCTGCCGATGTATAGGGCAGTGGCTATGGTGCAACTGCATCTGACGGATGATGTGCTGCCGGAGGATGTATGGTATATTAAGGCTGACTATTCGGGCGGGTCGGCGAATGTGAACCCTACCACGCTGGAGGGGATTACGAAGTCGAACCAGTCGGAGCGTAGGATCAAGAATGACTTGCGCCTGCATCAGTTCTTTACCTTTCCGTATATGAGTGAGACAGGGACACTGAAGATGACTATTTCGGCTACTACGTCGGACGGGACGGTGCTCAGGCAACGGACGTTTGATGCGGTGCCGGTGAAGCGGAACAGGATTACGACGTATGAGGGGAAGCTGTTCGGGGACGGGGAATGGACGGCTACGATGACGGACTTCTCATTCGTGGTCAATGCCGACTGGGAAGGGGAAGACATGTATGAGTTCTGATGAGCGAGACATTGCGGGAAAACCGCAAGGCACAGGACGAGACGAGTAGATGGCTGATGGGGAAACCGCAAGGCACAGGGGAAGGCGGGAGGATGGCTGAGGGGGTGCGAGGTTGTTGCGATAATATCGCAACATACGGGACGGAATGATAGGGACGGGCGATTAGGTTAGTGCGCCCGTCCCTTTGAACTGGAAGCTGCCTGCAATGAGGTTGCCTACGGTGTAGGTTTGCTTGACCTGCTGAAGGAATGCGGAGCCTGACAGGGAGTAGGTGTTGGCCCGGTCGCGGATGGTGACACCGAACTTTGTGCCTATCTTCAGCAGGTCGGCCAACGTGCCGCCTATCTGGTTGGTGACGGATGGTGCGGCCCGCATGACGATGTAGGATGCCGTAAATCCCCACTCGTTGCGTCCAGCAATGTATTCGCGCCACTTCTGCTGTGTACTGCTGGCCTTCTCGATGAGTTCTGTTAGCCCAGTAATCTCTGACGACTTACATGCTGTGATGCCTACCGTCGTATTATTATAGGTAAGGAAGATGAGGATGTCTTTGCCTGTCATATTCGTTTCGTTTTATGGCCTCACGGAGATGCGTGAGGCACGGTTGCTATTTCCATGTGGCGAGCTGCCCTTTGCCTGTGGCAGACAGTTCGCGGTCTATTGAGATGAGGATGTCGCGGCCTTTCAAGCGTCCTACGAGACGGGCGTTGCCGAATCCGTTGCCCTGGAGTTGTGAAGCAAGATTGCCGGTTTGGGAACGGTTGAGCACGATCTCGCCTGCATTTAAACCGACGAAACCGCCAGCACCTCCGTCCACCATGCCGCCGATGTTGTCACCGCTGTAGCTGTTTCCCTTGATCATACCGCCTTGTGCATAGCCGGTGGCAGAGTGAATGGCAGAGATGGTGCTTATCATCGTGGCCAATCCTGCTGCTGCAAAGGCTATCCATGCCCAAGGGCCTCCTGTCTCTTGCGCTTTTATGGTCGCTTGTGCATATCCGAGAGCGATGCTTGCGATAGCCTGTGCCACGGTGCCTACGACCTTTGCAGCCGGGTCTTCTATCTGGCTCATGGCCGAGCCGACGGCTTGGATGGCATCAGCAGCGTCTTCCCAGCCGCCTTTCATTCCTTTGGTCTGCTTCTTTATCTGTTTGTTGACGGCATCCATTGCCTTCTCGTCGAGCTGGAGTTTCAGCGAGCCCGTGAACTCCATAGCCTGGTTGTCGGCAAGGAACGGATTGCCCGTTATGCCGTCTTTGGCGATTTCAGCCACTCTGCTGGTGTCTACTGGCAGCAGACGGCCCATGGCTTGTTCTCCGCGTAGTGCAAGCAATCCGTTGCGCTGTTGCAGCAGCTGTATCTCCTTTTGGATTTCGGCTTGTCGTTGTCGAGATGATTCCGTAGCTTCATCACCTAAACGGACGTATTCTTGCTGGAGCGTGTTGATTTTTGCTTGGTTCTGCTGGAGTTCGGTTTGCGGAGTCTTGGTTGTGCCAGTGGTGCGTGTAGTGGTGGTGCCGCCTGATGCACCTGGCTGTCGGCCATTGAGCACGCGAGTCAGTTGCTTGTCAACCTGTGCTATCTCGGTGCCTGTGCGCTGTGCTTGTGCTCCGAGTGCCTGAAGACTTTGCAGTTCGGTATCGTTCAGATGGCGCAAAGCCTCTCCGAGTTTTTCCTGTCTGGTCTGAGCGAATGTCTCCGTACCTGTTCGGGCGAACATGCCGGCACCTACTACGGTCTGACGGACTCCAGTCGGCTGCACGTTCTTCAGGTCTTGGTAGTGTCCGTATGTGCCACTGAGCGCATCGGTCAGGTCTTTGGCACTGACACCTCGCTCTGCCGCCACTCGTTTTACGGCTGCAAGGTAGGCTTCGTTCTCCAGTCGTTTGCGGTCCTGCAGTTCCTTCTTGTATGCCTCGCCCGCTGCCTTTACGGTTTCTTTCGTGCCTTTACCGCCTCGATAGTCGGCTATGCTCTCCGTCATGTTGGTGCGGGTGCGCTCTACGTTTATCTGGTTGAAGGCATTGTAAGTACCGAGGTTGTCAAGTGCATCGTAAGCGTCACGAGCTGCTTGCACTATCTGGTTGATATTGCTCAGATAGCCGCTGATGTCGCCCGTGTTCAGAGCATTCAGGAATCCAGTGTATAGGCTGTGTGAAGACTCTACCACGCGCCCCCACTCGTCGAGCTGCTCTTCATTGTTGAAGAATGCGTCCTTGGCGACGCTTAATGCGCCTTCTGCGGCCTGCAGTCCTATGTTGAAGAGCTTGATGGCGTCGATGTTGACGGTGAACTTTTCCTTCAGCATCTCCATGACGCTGCTGGTGCCTTTGCCAGCATTGCCGTTGTCGTTGAGCGACTGTGTGGCTGTGTCGAGTTGGGCCTTGGCTTCCTGTGCGCGTTGCTTCAGCGTTTCGAGGCTGGCAGCGAGAGCCTTGCCGCCCTCGTTGGCTTTTTCCACCTCGTTCAGCTGGTCATAGACTACCTTCAGCTCTTTGTAGGAGCTGGAGAGTTCGCGCAGTTGTCCGCTGGCCGAACGGCTCTTGGTCTCCATCTCGCCCAGGGCCTTGATGTAGTCCAGTTCTGCCTTCTCCAGTCCCGTCAGGTCTCCTTCGCTCTTATGGGCTACGTCGGCCAGATGACGGATGCCCTTCGCGGCGTTCGCCAGTTTCTGGTCGTACTCGGAAGTCTCGACTTTCAGTTTAAATATACTGTTTGCCATATATCTTTATTTTCTTATGATTCTCCCCGTGCGATAGCTGCTGCTTCAATGGCTATCATTTCGGCGATGTTGGCGGCTGCATTGGCCATTGCCGACTCTGCTGACTGCATGAACCAGTTGCGGGCCGCTATCGAACCACGATTGCCTGTGCGCGACTTTTCGCCCCGATTTATGCGATAGACGCGGTTCTCGTAACGTGTGCGGTTGGCCTTGACGGTGTTGCGGAATCCGATGACGCGGGTCTTCGTACCACTGTTAACGAATCGCAGGATGAAGCCTCTGTCAATCGGCGCATAGCTCATAATCTCCTGTGTGCGCTGCGAGCGTGGACGGCGGTTGCCTCCGCGTCCGCTGCTGCCCTTTCGTGGTGGCTCGTAACTGTTGGAACCGTGCGCCTTCTTGCCGTTCAGGATGTTAATCTGACCGCCCAGCACCTTCTCATATACCGATGTACGGATGGCACGGCGGGCTCCGCGTGGGTCGCCGTTGTCGAACTCCATGCTGTTCATTACGTCGCGGCGAGCCTCGAACAGAGCCTCACGGATATGCTGCTGTATCACCTTCCGCATCTTCGGGTCGGTGCTCATGGCAGCCCGTAGGTTCTGCTCCTGATTGCTGATGAGGGTGTCGTCGATTACTAATGCCATAGATAATGAAAACGCCCGATTAGTGGGCTTTACTAATCGGGCTTTTCCTTGCTGTGGGTTTACCTTATCCCTCCATGTCGCCGCTGGTGTCGATACCGCCACCGCCTGTGCTGGTATTATCGTCGGTGGGTTCGGTCTCGCCTTCATCCTTGCCGGTAGACCATCCGATGGTGGCTCCCTTGATGGCTTCGCTCACTTCCTGAGAGGGGCGATAGTTGCAGTGAGGGGTGAGGTCGGCCAGCGCGAGGTCTTCCTCTTTCTCCACCCACTTGCCCGATACGCTGGGATAGAGTTTGCCGAGAGGGCCGAGGTCGATAATCTTGCCGTTCTTCAGCTGTCTGGCTGCTGCTTTGAGCATCAGTCCGGCACATGCCACGATTTCCTCCTGTGCGTAGGTGGTGTTCATGCCTGCAATCTCGCAGATGTCATCGAACGTCTCGGTTCCGTTAGTCACTACGCGGGCAACATATCCCGCTTTCTTGGTCTGAGGATGCTTGAATGCAATCTTCTTGACCTTTAATGTCAGTTTTGCCATGTTGTTATGTTTTGGTTAAAAAATATATTCAAGCGGTTGAGTTATCGGATTCAAGCGGTTGAATTGCAAAAGTCAACGGGTTGAATCCTTATTCCGTCCACTTCGTCAGGGGGTTACTGTTTCGGCTGTTCGGCATTGAGCGCGTCTTTGACGGCTTGGCGGCTGACGTAGGGCCAGCGGTCAACCCATTTGGAGATAATGGCTGCTTGCTCGACGGTCAGCTCAATGGGCTTGTCCTTGGGCGACTTGTAGACGGTGCGGCCCAGTTCTACCTCTTCCATGTCATTGCCCTGCATGTAGAGCTGCTTTCCCAGTTCTTGCGCAAAGTCGGCCTGGACGTTGTGGTCATCGATGTCCTTTAATGCGATGGTGTGAAAATTTACCTTAATCATAGTTGCTTGTTGTTTTGTTCGTTGAGACTGTTTTTGAATGCGTCCATCATGGCTTGCATGTTGGCCACATCCTCCTCGCTGATGGGTGGCTCGTCGTAGTCGTCGTCGTCCTCGAAGAACATGGGGAACATGTCGGACACGGTCTTGCCCTTGGGGTCGCGCATGGCATAGGTGGCGGCATAGACGCACTCGGCGATGAGCTGGTGCTTCAGGCGGTCGCGCTGGCGGTAGCCTCGGATGATGCGGCGTACCTCCCAGAAGCGGAGGTCATAGAGAAATTCACGGCGGGGGATGCCTATCTCGCCCACTAACAACTGATAGATGTCGTGGGCGGTGGTTAGTTTTTTGCCTTGCCCTTTCCTTTTGACGGCTTTTCGGCTGGTTCGCCCTTGGGGATGTTGTAGAATTTCGCCCAAAGGTTGATGATGGTGCCGAGGGCGGTGCCGAGTTCGAGGGGCGAGGTCTCTCTCATCAGGTCAGTGTCCTTGATGGGCGCGTCTTCGTCTTTGCTGTCGTAGTAGGCCATGATAGCAGCCAGCACGAGGTAGATGCTGCGCTTAGCGTCTGGCATCCGTGCGGGCTTGGCGTTGACGCAGGCGATGGTCTCCTGGATGATGGCGGCAATATCTTCGCCCGACAGGTCTTTGTAGGCGATTTCGGTGGCGTAGCAGTAGCCCAGTGTGACGGGCTTGCCTGCGAGGGTAATTTCTTCGTGGATCATAGTTCCGATATATTTTAAATGATGGTTGCGATACTATCGCAACATACTGAACGTTAAAAAACGGGCGACGGGCGTACTAACGGCCCGTCGCGCTTTTATGTGAGTGAGCCGGGCACCAGCGGGCCATAACCGTTGATGGTGCCGCTGTAGGTGACCTGCTGGGCGACTTGGCCGGTGGCCCGCACGTTGGTCATCTTGCCTTGGCCTGAACAGATGACGGTGCCCATCGTGCGGTTCTGCTCTCCGCTTGCGAGGGCAATCTTCCAATTGATGATTTCGTCGTTGACCTTGCCTTCCATGTCGGCAAAAGTCTTGCCGGTGTCCGTGCCGCTGGCAACGAGGGCAGAGAAGTTGATGTCGTAGGTGCGGCCTACCACGTCGTTCTCGTCCCACACGGCACCCGTGGAGTCTGTGGTGTCCTTGGTCGTGCTGTTCTCCGTCTGTGCTGAGCCATGCAGACTGAGTTCAGTGCTCATGGCTATCGCATTGTTGCTGCTACCTTCTACGATGAAGAGTCTGAGATGCTGTCCTTTATCCATAGTCGTAATGTTTTAGAGGTTATGCCAATGCACCGCTGCCCATATACTGGCGCGTCACCTGTATGTTGGTACGGTTGTTGGCCTGGATGGTGAAGTCGTTGAGAATGGCCTGGCCCGAGCGGGCGAAGGCGGCGTTGTTGGGTGTGCGGTTCTGAGAGCCTGCTACTTCCTTGGTCTCGTCCCAGCCGACTTGCACTTTCTCGTCGCTGACGAACTGCTGGATGACGGCGATGAGCGCGGCAGCGGTGGCCTCGTAGCTGTCCACCTGCACCGACCATGAGCGTGAGGTCATCTGCTCCATGCCGAACGATCCCTCGGAATCCTTGGTTTTTGCGTCTTCCATGTTGCCGGTGATGCTCACCTGACAGCTGGAGGCTTCAGGGACGGCATTGCCTCCGACGAATGCGCGGAAGTTCTGACCTTTCAATTTTTTTAATGCCATAGTTGTTTACTTTTTGATGATTGTTACTGTTTGCTCGAAGCTGAAGGTGTCCGGGTGGTATTGACACAGGGTGCGCGTCCACTTGGTGCCTTCGGGGAGAGAGTCAACCAATGTCTGGCACTGGCTGTAGATTTCCTCGCGGCTCTTGGCCGTGAGCGTCACGCTGCCCTTGCTGAGCAGCTCTTCGGTGAGTGATGTCTTGATGCCGTTATCCATTGTCTTCGGTGGTTAGATCAACATCGCACTGATAGCGGAGCACTTGGCCGTAGCCGGGTTTCCATTCGTCGTAGAGGATGGGTTCTGCCGTGAACTGGTAGCCGCTCACCTGTGTCTCGTTCTCGATGAAATAGGTGTGTACGACCTCGCGTACCTGCTGCGTCAGGTCGTGAAGTGCTGAGAGGGTTGCCGCCATGACGGTGATGCCTATCTGCACATGGTCGCAGTCGCTCTCGTAGGCATCGTCCTTCGTGGTCTGGTCGTTGTTCAGCCCGTCGAAGGTGACGATGACGTATGGAACGGGCACGTTGTCCGCGTCCTCTTCGGGCAGGGGGATGGCCGTGCCGTAGAGACGGGGCTGCTCGCTTCTGTGCTCCTCGCCCTTGCTGACGTAGGTCGTGATGGCCTCCATCAGTTCTGGCGATGACTGGAGGGCGGCGATGAAGATGCTGTCGGTCTGTAGGCTCATGCTGTCAGTCGATATTGATGGTTAATAATTTCATTTACGACGAACTCTAGCAGACGACCGCCGACGTAGCCTTGTAGGTAGGCTGCCTGTTCCGTGCCGAGCGTCACGCCGTAGTATTCGGCAACGTGTGCTTGCACATGATCGGTCTCGTGGTCGATGGTGTTCAGGAACTCCCTGAGACTGGTGGCGCGGCCAATACACACGATGCTTTCGCACCGGCCCATCGAGGTGAGCGTATAGCCTGCGTTCCATCCTTGCAGGTTCGTGACGGCATCTTCCACCATCTGCCGTGGGGCACCCAGCGAGCTGAGCATTGCGCCCACTTCGCCGAGGTCTTGCGGCCATACGTCGTAGAGTACGGTCACGTCCCAGTAGCCATTGATGTCAAGATGCTGTGCTGTCATTCGTCAATTCACTTTAGAGTTGGTTGCGGTTCTCGGCACCGTTGCGCCCGTAGGCATCGCGCTGGCCTTTCATGTAGGCTTCGCGCTCCTCGGGAGTCATGTAGTCGAGGTGCTGGCCTTCCATGTGCTTGTCGCGCATAGCCTGCTCGTAGCCCTCGCGGTAGCCGTCACGGTAGCCTTGTTCAAACTCACGGCCAACGGTCATGGTTCGGTAGTTGCCGCCCGTGCCGCCCGTACGGAACTGGTGGCGCATCTGTTCGCGCATCTGCTCCTTCAGGTCCTGGCCGTCGTTGGTCAAAATGATTGTTCCGCTGTTTGGATCGTAAATCATTGCTTTATCTGTTTTTATCGCAGTCGCCATGACTATGAGTCCTTTTTCCCTCCCTTCGTTGCGGGTGCCGGTGTGCCGCCGCTCAGTTTCTCCAGCAGTTCGAGCGTCTTTGCCTGCATGTCTCTCATGCCCTTGAGTTCGCCCTTTGTCGCTGCCAGTTCTGCCTGTAGGCTCTCGATGGTCTCGGCCTGCTTGCGGGTGGCTGCATAGCCGGGGTTGATGACCTCCTTGCACTTAGGACCGTCCTGCTTCAGTTTCTTGTAGTAGTTGAGATTCTGGAGAATCTTGTCGGCTTCTTCCATCTTCTCGTCAATGATGCGCTCAGCCGTCTCACGGTTGCCCGTGTAGATTTCAGGGTCGCGCCCTGCCACTTCGAGGCTGACGGGGAGTCCTGGCACTACTCGGTCTTGACCGCCGATGTTCACGGTGAGGTCTATCAGTTGAGAGTTCATCGGATTCGGCGTTGGCCAATAGGGAGCCGTCTTGCCTTTCACTGTGCCGACTGCCACTTGCAGTCCGCCGTTGGTGCTTATCACGTAGAAGTTAGCACCGGGTTGAAGTTCAGAAAAATTTACCATAGTCATAGTTCTTTTGATTGTTAATACTCTTGTTAATTATGTCGTTGCCGGAGCAGGAGTGCTCATCAGCTGGAGGATGTTGTTGCCGAGGTCGTTGAACACTTCCAGTACGCCTGTTCCCTGAAGGTCGGCCACCGTCACGGGCTGGCCTCCGAAGAAGGTCAACTGGCGGGTGTTGCCGTTCAGCGATAGCGTAACGGGCAGCGCGGCATCGGTTCCTGCCGGAATAGCCGTACCGATACGGACGTAAATCGTCCCTGTCGGTGCTATGTTGCGGTCGCCCATTGAGAGGTTCACGGCAGTAGTACCCACGGTGATGTTCGTCACCATGAGATACGGTACATAACCGTCAACGAACGGCACTTGGTTACAATTACAGTTGCAGCAGTTCATGTCTTGCCTCCTTTCTCGTTTAAAAACCGCCGCGATAGCCGTAACCGGGATAGCCGTTGAAGCCGGGCCAGTTGCTGTTGGGTGTGTTGTTCACCACCTGAAGGTTGGGGTACTGTACGGGTACGGTGTTCGGCATCTTGTCGAGCATCTCCTTGACGGTGTTCTGGATAGGAGCCAGCTGTGCGTTCACATAGCCGAGAATCTGTGAGGTCTGTGCGTTGATGTTGTCCTTCGTGCGCAGCTGGCTGATTTCGTCGGCCTGCTTGTCGATGATGGCCTGCATGTCGCGCTCACGGGCATCGCAGAACTCCTTGATCATGGTGGTCTTCAGGTCGGCAATAGCATCCACCTGACGCTGGCCCTGTGCGTTGATGCTGCCCTTCAGGTCGTTGGTCTGCTCGATGGTCTGGATGCGTCCCTCGTAGCCCTGCTGGGTGGTCAGCAAGCGGTTGTCGCAGCAGCACTGAGCAAGCTGAGAAGCGAGGTTGCAATCGCCCTGCTGGAGTGCGTTGATGACCTGGAGGAAGCCCATACCGTTGGCACTTGCCAGATTGCTGATAGCAGCCTGTACGCCCATGACAGCGGGAAGCACAGTGTTATAGTTCTGTCCCATAGACGAAGCGAGGTTCTGGATGGCTGCGCGGCTGGCTGCACCCTCTGCTGTAACGGCCTGGAGAGCCAGTGCGCTGTCAACAGACTGACAGTTGCAGTTTCCGCCACGATTGCACTGTCCGTTGCCGAAGATATTGGGGAAAATGCTGGCGACGATGGCGAATCCGAACAAGTCCATGAGACTCGTCTGTCCGTTGTTGCCGAAGATACCACCGCCATTAGCTACTGGGAGGATCATTCCTCCGTTCTGATTGCCTCCGTTCTGAGGCAGTTGAATGATTTCTGATGCCATAAGCAAAAAGAAATTTAAATTGTTAAACTTATACATACGGCACTTTGCCGTACACTCTTCGGCTGTTTTCTTGTCTGGGGTTTACTCAAAAAAAAAGAGTGCCAACATGTGGCACTCCATTGAATTTGTATATTTTGTTTTTATCATTTTAGTTATCTTCATCGTAACAGATATATCTATTGAAGGCTTTCTCGCTCGAATGTCCTGTTGCTCGCAGAATCTTGTTACGTGGAATGTTCCGCAAGGTGTTGATAGTGGCAAACGATCGCCTTGCGCTGTGCGATGAAATAAGCTGGTATCTCAGTTTCGTTTCGCGGGTAATAACGCCGTTAATCTTGTTGTCTATGTGAACTTCGTCCATAAAGTCTTCGCCAATGTGGTGCAACAGTTCATGCAGATACGTGTTGTAGTTATTAATGTCGCCGGTATATGGTGCATGGTAGTCGTACTTCTCCAGTATAGCGAAGGTGATACGGCTGTCTATGCTCAGCGAGTTGATAGGCACGAAACACTTATTGCCGGTCTTCTGCTGGACTATCGAAAACTGCCCATTGCGGAAGTTCTCAGCACTGATGCGAACCAGGTCGGAATACCGCTGACCGAGGTTGCAGCCAAGTACGAACATATCTCGCACTCGCTCCAATGTCTCTATCTTGTTCCTGCGCAGTTTCAGCACCTTCTTCGAGCGGAAACTGTATGTCGGCTCCTTGCCTATCTTGAAATGATAGATGTGCGAGATTTCATCAGGCGTGAGTGAAATCTTGCTGGGGATATAGTTCGGGATGTCCACCTCTGAGTAACTTGGATTCAGTTTCACTCCGTACTTCGACGACCAGTTCAGCAC